AACAACCAAATGGATTTACAACAGGAGTAGAAGATATTGCAACAGGTGAATTACAATGTTTACTTGTAGCTGAATGGATTCACAATATGTGGATACGACAACGTGATTGCACAGTTGTTGGAATATTAAAAAGAAAAAATTGTCCAAGCAAATACATTGATCTAATGATGCATCAATTACAGCATTGGGCAGAGGAAGAAGACTGCAAACAGATAAGTATATTTACGTGGGACGCTAGGCCCGGCTATTTAAGTTGGGCCAAACGCAAAGGTTATACTTTGCGTGGTTACTGCGTAGCAAAGGATTTGAAATGAAAGACATTGAAATGAAAGAACTGAGACAGGTGTACAAGCACATATTTGAATCAGAAGCAGGAAAAAGATTGTATTGGGATTTACAACGTATTGCGAACCAAAACAAAATAAATTCAGACAGTCCAGACCCTTATGCTTGTGTATACAAAGTGGCGCAACAAGCCTTACTCAAAAGGATAGATAATATGCTCGAAAGAGAGCGACCAAACACACAGAAACTTACGGAAGGAAATAGAAAATGAGTGAAGAAACAAACACACAAGAGAATACACAACCAGTTGATGCTGTAGAAACAGCAGAAACACCACAAACACAACCAGACAACTTGTTAGACACACCCGGCGCAACACCGGAAACATCAAGTGATGCTACTGGTGATGAAGCAAGACCCGAATGGTTACCAGAAAAGTTTAAGTCACCAGAAGACTTTGCCAAATCATACACAGAGTTAGAAAAGAAAATTGGTGCACAAGCCAAAGCACCAGAAGAATATGATTATGGTTTTATCAAAGACATGGGCTTGGAAATGACAGACGAACAGCAAAAAGAAGCTAATAGTGTGTTCAAGTCATATGGTCTTACACAAGATCAAATGAAAGGTATGATGGCTCTGTACAGTGATTCAGTACAACAACTGCAAGAACAGATGCAAGGACCAAAGATTGATTCAAAAGCAGAGATGCAATTGGTAAAAGACACGTGGAGCAACACATATGACGCAAAGATGGAAGCCACACGTAATTTTGCAAAGAATCTAAAGCAAGAAACACTTGCGGCACCATTGGCAAGCACAGCAGAAGGCTTACAAATACTACACGATGCAATGCAGTACAGAAATGGTCCTAATCCAATGGCACCGGGCAGTACGTCAGCTGTAACACGAACTACGTTACTTGACCAAGCACGTGATATGATGAACGATCCAAAATACAAGTTACCGCAAGGTGATCCTGTTGGCGATGCACACAGAAATGAAATGTATCGTTTATACCAACAAATGGAACGTTTACCTGCAGAGAAATAAATGAAACCACGACTGGTATTTTCAACACCGCTAGTATCAGTCAAACAACTGGTGGCAAGGCGAATGGAAGCACTTGAACAAGCTGAAAAGTATGCTGACAATCCCTTGCTACACCTACTACACACTACAAATGCTGATTGGCTACAGCGAAAAATAGATCACAAACAGTTGTGGCGAACAGACAGAAGCAAGTGGAAACGAGAATATCTCGCAGAACGTAAAGCACTTAAACAAGTGGTTGATCCCAATGGAAAAGCACCCAAATAGACACATAATTGAGTTTGAACATTTGAGACAGCAAGACATTGCACGATTATTAAAATGGTGTAATACCTGTTGCTTTGCACGTTGGCGCACAAATAGTTCAAACAGAGGGTTTGCTTTTGTATTTGACAGTAGATTTGATGCTGAACTGTTTTTAATGACACACAGCGATTACTTCGGCAATGATATAGAACGCAACACATAACACACATATACACAAAGCAAAGATACAGCACACTCGCAAGCGAATAATGGTGTACTTTGGTGTACTTTGGAACATTGTTAAGAAGCAATAATGAAAAGTGGATTATTGTGAATTATTGTACGAGAACAATGAATAAGGTGAATCGCCGCCGCAGGTGGGGAAAACAATACCGCTTAAAAGGCCACAGTGAGGCCAATCCTCTTTCCACCTTGGCCAACTATGGCACAACATATAGTCATCTTGCACAAAGATGAACACACCATACTTCCAAGATGATGTAAACCATTGATATTACAGCATTTTCATCGTGGACGAATAGTTTGTGACAATACCAATTCTCCATAATTCTTACAAGATGACGTAGTTTAGCGAGATTTGTAAACCAGGCCCCCCAAATTGGGCGGACGATGGGCGGGCGGCTACTGTGACAAAAAACTCTCTATTTTTTGCTTAAAAAAATTTCTCATCTTGCCCCACTTAAAGCAATATAGAATCCCCACTCTTCCCCACCATAAATAACAGTATGGCACGAGCAAGGCAATCGTACACATTAGAAAAAATTCAGAACTATTGTAAAATACACAAACGTTCAAACTGTTGGGTATGGCAACGTGGCAAGAATCAACAAGGTTATGGAGTTTGCATACACGATGGTAAGCATTATCTGGTGCACCGTTTGGTATGTTTGCTCAATCGTATAGAAAACTGGGAATACCTTGATCACAACGTTGTATTACATCAATGCGACAATCCATCATGCTGTAATCCGGAGCATCTACAGATTGGCACACATGATGAAAACCTGCGTGATGCAAAACATAAAGGACGTTGGCATACATTTAACCGTGGACCGGCGGATAAAAAGTTAAAGAAGCTCAACAGACGTATAATGAAACGTTCAACAAAAACACACAAACGCAGATAAATAACAGCAGTAGCAATTAAACATACCCTTCGGGACAATATGTTTAGTTCAACTATAGTTGAAAACCTTGCGTAGGAGTAGATAATTTTTGCGAATACAAAAACCTGCAAATACACAAGACAATTTATCTAACGCGACACAAATACAAGTAAATTATATACAAGCTATTACAAGGAGTAATTATTATGGCGATTTATAGTTCAAGTGCGTTCACCACAATGTTTAGCCAGGAAGTGAACCACGTTTCTCAACAGATGGCTTCTAACTTGCAAGGTGCTGTAAGAACAGTACGTGGCGTAGTTGGTAGCACATACAAGTTCCCAGTAATGGGCAAAGCAGGTTATACTGTTAATAAACCAGCAGGCGACGATTTAGACGTTATGTCTTCATCAGCTTATGGTTCTTTAGGTACTACAGCACACGCAACTAACGAATACAAAGTTGGTGGTGGTACTTCAGCGGCTTCATTTGAAACTGCTACACTAAAAGCATACGCGACAGGTGAGTATGCAGATAATATAGAATCTTTATTCACAAACGTAGACCTACGTTCAGCTTACGCAGAATCAATTGCGGCGGCTATGGGACGTGCTTACGATCAAGTGATTATCGATGCTCTAGATGCGGCAAAAGATGAAGGTGGTCTAGCGGCTACTAAAGCTAATGCTGTTGACTTAAACAGAAATGCTCTTATTGCGGCTCACAAGGCGTTAAACGCAAAAAATGTACCAATGAATGACAGATACCTTCTTATTGATCCAAATGGTTTAGAAGATATATTATTAAATGATTCAAACTTAATCACAGCACAAGATGGTCCACTATCTAACGCATTGGTAAGCGGACAAGTTGCTAACGTGATGGGCTTTAACGTGATTGTATCAAACCAATTATCAGATGGTACAACTGCGTCAGCCGACGTATTATCATATGCATTCCACAAAAATGCAATTGGTATGGCAATTGGCCAAGACCTAAAAACTGAAGTTAATTATGTACCAGAGAAGCTGGCTACTTTGATCAGTGCCCAGTTCTCAGCAGGTGCGGTATCAATTGACAACAGCATGATCTACGCAATGGAAGTTAACAGATAATTTTTGTTAATTTTTACATTAAAGTACATTAAAGGGCGGCAATTACTGTCGCCCTTTTTTTGTGGCTAAATAACTACAACAAGGAAACATCCATATGGCAACAAAATTTACAATAGCATCACAGGCTTTAATCAAAGTAGGTGGAACACCTATTACTACATTTGATGGAACAGACAGACAAAGTGTAGTTGTTTCAAATTTATACGATGATACTAAAAAAGGTTTATTGTATTATACATTTTGGAACTTTGCTACACACAAAGTACAGCTATCATCATTAGTAGAAACTCCAACTGATCCAAACTTTACATACGCATATCAATTACCAGGTGATTATGTTCGTGTTAAAGGTGTGTTTGATTCAGCTGGTGGTTTTAGAACTGATTATGCTGTAGAAAATAATAAAATTTATGCAACACACAATCCACTTTATTTAGAATACATTAGAGAAATGGACGAAAGTAATTTTCCTCCATTTTTTATTGAAGTATTAATTTCAAAATTAGCTTTTGAAGTTTGTGAAGGTGTAACAGGTGTTGGAACACTTAACGATAGACTTGGTAGAGAGTTTGAAAGTAAACTTGCTAAAGCAATGGTAGTTGATGGACAAGAAACTCCACCACAAAACATACTCGGCGAAGGACATTTAGTTAAGGCAAGATTAGGATAAATCAATGCCAAACATTAAAATTGTACAAAATTCATTTACACAAGGTGAAGTTGGTGAATACTTTGATGCTAGAGAAGATTTAGCAATATATCCAGCGGCGGCGGCAACTGTAGAAAATTATTTTATTTTACCACAAGGTGGTTTGTTAAGAAGAGGCGGCTTTGAATGGATAGATGGAACTAATCCTACGGTATTGTCACCTGTAAAAGCAGACACTACAATGGACAATGAAGATGGTTTTGAATCACACGCAAGACTAGTTGCATTTAGATTCTCAACAGATCAAGAATATGTACTTGTTTTTGAAGCAGGTAAATTTCACGTATACAAAGATGGTGGTTACGCAACTACAGTAACATCAAATTGTTTTTGGACAGCAGATAATATTAATGAATTAAGATTTGCACAAACATTTGATACAATGATTGTAGTGCAAGAAGATAATGCACCAGTACAAATTACAAGAACAGGACATACAAGTTGGACTTGTTCAGTAATTTCACACACATTTTTACCATTAGCAAATTTTAATAATGGACTTACATTAACACCAGCGGCAAAAACTGGAACAACAACAATTACTGCTAGTGCTGATGCATCTTCAGACTTTTCAACAAATGATTACATTAGAATAAATGGCGGACTTGTAAAAGTAACAGGTGTTTCAACAACAACAATTAATGTAACAGTTGAAGAAGATTTATCAGCAACTACAGCCGCGGCACCAACTGAATATGAACAAACAGCTTTCTTTAGTGGCAACTATCCACGTTCAGTATCATTTCACCAAAACAGATTGATATATGGTGGAACAAAATTAAAACCACAAACAATATTTGGTTCACAGTCGGGGGATTTTTTCAATTTCAAACCCACCGTGGCAACAACAGATTCAAGTGGTGATACAACAGGTTCAGTAACAGATGATTCAGGCTTTGCATTTACAATTGGTAGTGATGAAGTAAATGTTATTAGACATTTAGTATCTAAACAAACTCTTTTCATATTCACATCAGGTGGTGAATTTGAAATGACAGGTGCACCAGTTACACCAACAAACGTAAACATAAGATTACAAACACGTTATGGTGCGTTAGCAGGTGGCTTGCGTCCAACAACAATTGATAACGAAGTATTATTTTGTTCTGCCAATGGTAGAGAATTGAGAGGCTTTGTTTTTGATTTTAATAGTGATTCCTACTATGCGAAAAACTATTCTATTGTTGCACACGACATAATGGACAATCCACAAGATATGACATTTATGCGGGCACACAGAAACACAAACCAAAACTATTTGTTTGTGGTTATGCAAGATGGAACGTTAGGTGTGTTTGGATTGAATGTAGAAAAACAAGTACAAGGTTGGAGTAGATTTACAATTGATGGCGGTAAATTTAAAAAAGTTCTTGCAGTAAATGATGCAGACACTTCACCAGAAACACAAAGACTATACGCAATTATTGAAAGAACATATACAAAAGATGATTCATCAACAGTTACATCATACACATTAGAAAGACTTACAGAAGAAAACATTTATTTAGATGGTTGGGCACGTAAACAAAATAGTACAGCATTTAATTCATTAGCAGGTGCATATAACTTTGCTAACCAAACTGTAAACTGTGTAGCTGATGGTATTGTTCACGCCAATGTAGCAATAGGAACAAGAGCATCAACGGCAGGCACAACATTAAATGATACTTACACTGATGTGGTAGTTGGAAAAAATTATACATCAACAATGACAACATTAACATTGCCAGTAACAGTAAATGGTCAACCATATCGTGGGGAACAAATTACAAAAGTTGCGGCAACAATAAACTTAAACAAAACTCAAGCATTAAAAGTTGATGGGACAGAAATTGATTTTAGATTTACAGGACAAGCATTGGATACACCAATACAACAATTTACTGGAACTAAAAAAGTATTTTTAAGTGGTATAAGCACAGACCCAACTGTTTCAATTACAGTTGATACACCATTAGCATCAACACTTTTAGGAATTACAACAGAGGTAAAATTTGGACAATAAATATTTAATAAGGAAACAACGATGAGCTTTTTACAACCAATAGTTTCAATGGCAAGTACGGCAAGTGCGGCAGTGGCTCCATATGCGACACTGATAGCAACAGCTGGTACACTTTACTCAATGCAACAAAATGTTGCGTTAGGTAATCGACAAGCGGCACTATCGTCTTTCCAAGCAGACCAAACTGAACGTGCTTATTTAGAACGTAAAGAACAAAGACGCAAACAGTTAAGAAGAGTTGTAGGTACTCAACGTGCCTTATATTCTTCTAGTGGTGTGTCATTAGAAGGAACACCTCTGGACGTGTTTGCGGACACGGCGAGAGAATTTGCTTACGAAGATTGGGCAGATAAATTTGATAGTTATGCAAATGTTGTTAGCAAAAGATATGAAGCAAGTATCTACAAACAAAGTGGTAGACAAAGAGCATTTGGTAATTTGTTAGATTTAAGTTTAGCAGGTATGCGTAGAGGTACGGTACCATCAACAAATAAATTAGAACCATTCACTGCAAATATAATGGACATTGATCAAGCAGGAAGAATTAGAGGAGGAATATAAAATGCCAATGGTAGGAAGAAAAAAATTTAGTTACACAAAAGCAGGTAAGAAGAAAGCAAAATCTTACGCAAAGAAAAAAGGAAAAAAAGTTAGTTACAGAAAGAAGTATTAAATTATGGTGCAGAAAATTAGAACAACATCAGGTAGAACTTCAGCTACAAAGATACCAACGTATCAAAATAGACGTAATCCAACAGGTTCGTTTACACGTCCTCGTTTAGATGATACAAACATAAGAAACACGCAAAAACTTGTTGCTTATGCTAATGATGTATTAGATGCAAAAGCAAAAGTAGAAGGATATGAAGCTGGTGTTGAAGCACAAAATCAAACACTTAAAGAAGGTTTAGCTTATGTTGAAGCAGAGAATCAATACACAATAGCAGGAAGTAATTTTCAAAAAGGTGCAAACGCGGCTTATGTTGCAGGTGCACAAAAGAAAATTAGAGAAGATTTATATGATATAGCTAAACAATATGATGGAAGTTCTATTGAAAATCCAATACCAAATGCAGATGGTTTTAACACAGATGCATTGCAATTAAGAGAAGACATATTACAAACTGTACCAAGTCAATTACAACCAGACATAGCACAATATTTAGATGGACAAATACAAACAAAATATCAAACAATACAAAATGCTGATTTGGTTTGGAAAAAAGGAAAATACACAGATGATTTGTATGAAACAGCAATGTCAAATGTAATTGAATTAGAAAATTTAATTTCTACAAGTGGTGGGGATTACACAAGTGAAAGTTGGAATGAAATAATTGATCTAACAGGACAAACAATTGGACAAATCGAAAGTTTAGATAATTACTTGTCGCCACAAAAGGCAAGTGAATTAAGAGAAACATTTTTCTACACATTAAAAACAAGTGCAATTAGAAATGCTTTTAAAAATCACAAAGCATTTGGATTAACCAAACAAGAATTTATAAAAGACATACGTGTCGGTGGTGAAGCATTTCAAACAATTATGGGACAAGTAGAAGATGTGTTTGGAGAAACAATAACAGATGCATTTGGTGAAGAAGCAGGAATTGGTAGAGCACTTACAGTACGAGAACAAATTGCAATATCAAATGAATTACAAAAAACATATAATTTAGACAAAAGATTATTAGACACA